GAAAGTATGAGGAGCAATGATGATCTTTTGAGTTACAAACTCATTGAAAACATAGGTGATAGTATTTTGACCGAACTTGGTGCCATTACCCCAACCAATGAAATCACCTTGATAGACTTGATTCACCCGTGGAAGATACTTGAAGCAGGCATGAAGAATCTCTGCCACTTCATCATCATAGAATTGATCAATCTCATCGTGAGAGTGAGCAACACGGATCTTTTTCTTGTTGAACACAGCTTTGGTGCCAACAAAGAATGTACCAGTTGCAGGATCAGTTCCCCATACGATTGCAGGAGATCCATCCATCTTCACAGAAATGTGAGTAGGATCGTAAATAAGGTCAATAGCAGACAGATCACCAGTCAGAATAGAGTCTTCGATGTGTTCGATGTGCTTGTTCTGCATTGAGTCCTTTGGTTACTTGGCTAATATACACGGGATAGGGGCCCTCGTCAAGGGGTTTCGTCCAGTTCGGGAATTGGCCGATGACCTAGAATGGCCTCTAGTGCCGACACGGCATGATCTTTTCTTTTACCGTGATAATCTATAAGATCTTGAATACAAGCACGAAGATCTTTATAGAATACATCAACACTTTCTGGTTCACCATTTGCTCTGCCTTCGTTGAGATACTCATCGATAGATTCTGCTAAACGTGCTTTACGCTGCTCCTCAAAAGAAAGGTTTTGATACTGATACGGAGAATTTTCAAAACCGCTGTTGTATGGACTATTCATGGTAGAAGTGGAAATCATGGCTTACAGAAAGGCATATACATATCAGATTGATGTGTATGTTCATGGTCTACAACAAGACCTGGAATGAATGGATGACCAAACTCCCAAACAATAGTGGCAACAAAGCCAACTATGATAAATTTGATTGTGTTGTTCATTTGACTAAGAATTGTTTCTCATAATTTAACAAATCTTGGGGAGCAATATCCCCAACATCACCGTCATATTCTACAGCATTATTGTATTGTTGTCCAACCTTTTCATACAATTTAATGCCAAGATGCTTGTACTTTAGATTAGTTGGGACATAAACTTTGTAATCGATCCCACGATTATCTGTCAACAGACTCAACTGCCTGTTCTCATCCTTAGTGACACATACTGTGGTTCTTGCCAGATTGAATAGATTCTCAAAGTTTTCATAATCTTTCAGATATATGTCTGGATTGTCCATAATCATCCTGGCGATGAATTGTGGAGACAAGCAATGATCATTTGTACGCTCTTTTGCGTCATTCATTGCTGCTTCACTGACTAACCCAGTGCGATTGTATCCTGAACAGAATACAAGGTCATAGTAAATGCGCGTGATTGGTCGCAATGAGGCGGGATCATTCCATAGCTCCGTGTTGGCGCAAAGTGCATTGAACGCGGAGCGGCAATAAACTCTCCAGTCTTTCATTTGTCAGTTTTTGGATAGGCAAGAAAATAGATACTATTCAAAATATTACTATACTCTTCGTAAAATTTACTGCCAACAACTTGACGCTGTTGATCTTTACGAACAGCATCAAAAATAAGTTTCCAATGGCGCTGATTAAATTCGATCATGACTCAAGCACCCTGATAATATGCATTACGGTAGAGATAACCGCCATGCCATGTTGCATTTTCAAGCACAAACTCACGCTCTTCAATGATGAGTAGGTTGAAACGAACACCTTTAGCTGGTGCTTTGATTGATGCTGGTTTGTAAACCTCACCAGTCTTCTTATCAATGAATGCATGAATTGAATCACGCTTGCCATTGATAGTCATAAAGATCTTGTGATACTTACGACCCATGGAATCAAGATAGAAACCATAGTTGCTACCAGTTTGTGGTGCATCCTGTGTGAGTGCATCACAAAGCATCAGGCAATACTTAGTGACATTCAGTTGAATGGTGTTCCGAGCGTCCATCTGAGCAGTGTGTTGTGCTAGTGTGGCAGTCATGTAGTGGGGTCATCCCTCTCAACATGGCCAATATACATCAGATTGGTGCCTATGGCAAGAGATCAGACCAGTTCAAGAATTGGTTTTCTTGCGGCGGGCCCTCTTGACAGGTGCTTTAGCCTTTGTTGTCGTTTTCTTTGCAACGGAAGGAGTCTTGATCGTTTCTGCCTTTTTCGCTATGGGTTTTTTGGTTTTTGTTACTTTTGAGGTTGATACCTTGCGTTTGGGTTTCTCTTCTGGTTTTAACTCTGGATATCTATAACGAACATCAACTTTTAGACGTGGTTTCTTTACTCTATCGTATTGTTTCTGCATGTGCTCATGACATTCAAACCATGCCACCTTTGTTGTCTTTCCCTCTGTCCAGTCCATACGAATAGGGAATGTTTCATATGGAAACAGTTCATTCAATTTCTCTTTTGAAAACTTTGGCATCAGATATATTTCCTTCTAATCTTATATGCTTTCTCACGAAAATGTGTGGTGAGATCTGCATCAAATTTTGTCAGATCATCAACAGAGCATGGTGTATCATGTTCATGTCTTTTAGCCATCATAGTATAGTACCTACACTTCTGCAATTCTTCTAAATCAGGAATCCATGATTTGGTCCAATAAACAATAGCATCTCTGGTTCCAGATGTTACATCGGAAACCATATGTGATGTTCCAGTGTCATACGTCACACCCCAACCAGCTTGTAACTTCAATCTTTCTTCTTTACCTTTCTTGAATAGACATAACTCACCACCTTCATATGTGGATGGATCATTTAGAAAAATTGTGGTGCTAAAATGACCATTCTTCCAAAAATCATAATGACATCTATAGTAACCCCCAGTTTCTGTTCTTGTTACCATAGGATCATTAGTTGATTTTGCAAATGTAAAATCAAGAAATTCTTCATTCTTATCCATACCCTCGTATAATATGGAATTATCAGAGAGACTTGTTTGTAAATTCTTTTTTACATCATGTCCATCACACCATGGATGTGGTGTATATGATTCTAATCCATCTTCCCATTGTGAATTCAAGAGATCTATTTTAATTCTCTTTAAAGTTTCTTCATCAAAGAATTTACTAATCAAATAATCCATCAATTAAACCACGAAACTACAGAATATCTTTCACCAGATAAAACAGGAGTAATCTGATGTGGATATGTAAAACATGAAGGAAAGACACACACTGTTCCTTTCTTCAATTTTTGTGTATGTTTTCCATTAAAAAATTTAAGTTCACCACCAGTGAAGTCATCATTTAATTGTAGAATAACAGAAACTATTCGATGATTTTCTGATCCAGAATCTATGTGTTGAGAATACTTCCCACCTTCTAGATATTTCAATAGAAAATATCCCTCGTCTCTTCTGCAACTAAAGAATGGAAATTTTTTTGAATATCTTTGTACAGCATCACAAAAAACACTGTACAAAGTCTCATCAATATTTTTTTCCGATTGATGTTCACTAATATGAATAGTATAGCATACTCTAGACTTAGATCTCTCTTGAGTTAATGTAGATCCGTTAGTGACAGCTTCTATCCATTTATTACTATTATTATATCTTTCCAATATCTGGTCGCATGTATATTCGTCCAACATATTATCGAAAGAAACAATATAGTCTCTTAAATCAAAATCGGTTTCCATGACAAATTATATTATTAGTGGGAGTGAATGACTCCGTTTGAATGTACGTGTGGAACTAAACTATTATACACATGCATTTGTCCATGTTGAATACCAGCGCCAAGCAAAGCTCCAACAACAAATAATGGTGCAAGTCTTAAAATTCTCAATGCCATTTGTATAAGGATTTATTAACCATGATTATTTATCATGGAGTATTGTCACTATGAATCCAACCAGTGCAGATATATTTTGTCTCAGATTTTGGAGGATACCCTCTGTGAGAATATGTCCAAGTAGCTGGGAATATTAAAAGTGAACCCTGCTTTGGTTGTATTTTTGTACCATCAATGAATTGAGTGTATCCATCTTCATGAATATCATTCAGATACCAAATAAAGGTCAAAAATCTACATCTATCTTTATTAGGTCCAATAGAGAAATCATTATGCCAGACATAAAATTCTCCTGGTTTAGTTCTTTGAATTTGATAACCACAATCCTTGAAATACCTTGCAACAGCAGAGATATTATAGTATTGAACAAATTCTTCAACGTAAGCGTTAATTTTTGGTGTCAAAGTTTTATGAAAAACTGAATCCTCTGCCTTCCAATGTTCTTTGTCAGTAATAGTAAGATCTGTAGATCTTTTAGTGTCACCCCATACACCAGAAGAAACTTCGCCCTGATACTTATAAGGATCTTCTTCAAACTTTTTGATGCAATGATCACAAAATTCTGGAGTCAATGCATTGGGATATACTTTGATAAGTTCCTGAAATGTTTTATTTGGTTCAAATGGATCATGATTTATATCCAATGCAAATAGTGATCTATCAATTTTCTCACCTGAACTGCTTAGATCATTTTCTGCATCAGGAACGTGGCTGTATTTTTCCATCATTTATATTCGTAAAGGAACCCGTTGTTGGTCGTGTAATGTATATTATCTATACCTGATTCTTTGAGTGCTAATGCACAAATAGGACAAGGTTTTGCCATACGAAGTTCATCGTGATTATGGCCACCCAATCTTGCCACAATTATTGTATCTGCATCTTCCTTGCATTTAATTAGAGCAGCAATTTCAGCATGAAGATAAATTTTCTGATGCAGTCCAACACGTTCCGCAAACCTAGCTTGTATTGGATGGGTTTTGGTTTCCATGTTGGTTGCAGTACAAAGTACCCTATTTTTGTTGAGAAGAATTGCTCCCACTTGCTTTTTAGATGATGAAGATTTAGCGGTTTCAATCACCAGATCGTAGATATTATCTGATAACATCAGCGACGAATAACAGAAACTGCTGGTTGACCTTCATTGAATACAGTATTGACAACTGCCTCAACACTTCTAGCAGTGCTGATACCCACCTTATCAAAGACTGGCACACAAACCAGTCCAAAGGTCTTCTGAGCG